AAAGAGGTGCTTCTGACCGATCGCGCCGCCACTGGCACCGTGGTTCTCGAGGCCGTCACCATGGCCACCAAGAACTACTTCACTGCTGCCCTGAGCGATGGCAGCCTGGGCAACCTGCTGTTCCAGCACGGTCAGACCGCTGGCAACATCGTCGATTTCGCCTCCACTAAGATCGATATTGGCGACGTGTCCTACAGCGATCAGGACGGCATTCACATGCTGAACATTCCTTACACTGCTGTGCCTAGCACAAGCGGTAATGACGAATTCAGCATTGTTTATACTTGATTCGGCAGGCAGGCCAATTTAAGAGGGGCGGCGCCATGGTCGCCCCTTTTTTATTGCGTGTATGATTGGTGAGCAGTGCCTTCCAATCAATGGCGTTTGTCCGCAAAAAGGTCAAGACTTTCAAATGGCCCGTTACCGTCGAAGAGCCCAGCGACGGCGGCACTTTTGATTCGAGTACTTTTGATGTTGTATTCAAGCGTCTTGGACGTAGCGAATTTAGCAAGCTGTCCGAGAAGGGCGACCTGCAGCTTCTCAAGTCTGTAGTGCTTGGATGGGACGGAATCACCGACGAAGACGGCAAGGAACTGCCGTTCTCGATGGAAGCGCTGAAAGAATTCTCTGACGATCCTTATTGGATTCGGGGTGTGCTCAAAGCATATACCGAAACTTTTGATGGAGCAAAAGCGGGAAACTAAAAGAGGCCGCCATTTTTTGGACGAAAGGCGGCAAGCGTGTAGAAGATAAAAGCGGGGAGGATGCTGCCGCATTTGGCATTGTTCTTCCCGCAGAGCCGGAGGAGTTCGAGGAAGAACAATTTGAGGTGTGGGACGAGAACTGGGATACTGTTATGATGTTTTTGCGAATGCAAACACAATGGAATACCACAATGGCGGGCTATCTCGGGCTGAAATACGAGGTGCTTCTGATGCCAGGCGGCTTGTTGGATCTATACTCGGTGGATGATCGCCTCGAGATGATGGAGGGGCTGCGGGTAATGGAAACAGCCGCTCTCACCGAGCTCGCCAAGGAGAACAAGGATGGCGCCTAGGCAGATCACTGACATCCTGGTCCGCCTTGGCATTGAAGGTCTGCAGGGCCTCGACAAGGTCAGCAGCGCTTTCAAGGATCTGCAGAAGACTCTTGATGGTCCCACTACTTCGGCTATTGAGAGAGTTCGTCGCAGTATTAACGAATATAGCGATGCCTCGGCTCGCAGTGAACAGCTAATCAAGGGTCAGCTTGAGGCATTGCGCGGTCTTAAGACGCAGGCCGATATCAATAGCGCGACATATAGAAGGCTTAATGACGACATAAATAGGCTTGAAACTGAAATGCGCGGCACTACCGCCGCCATTGATCAACAGCGGCAGGCAGTCCTCGCGTCGACATCTGCATCGGAGCGCAATGCAGATGCATTACGTCGCCAGATTCAGGCATTTGGTGCCCTTCAGCAGCAGACCAGGCCCGGGTCGTCCGCGTTCGCTCAGCTCGGCCGAGACATCGAGACTGCTCGCACCCGCTTGACCGGCCTCACTACCGAGGCCCAGAAATTCAGTCGCGCCCTGACGGCCGGCTTTGGTGCGACACCGGAGCGTCTTGCAAGCCAAATCTCGACTCTTCGCCGTGGCATGGCGGAATTGCGTTTTGACTCAGAGCAGTATCTACAGACGCTGGAAAGAATCCAGCTTCTGTCTATGACGCAAGCCGGAAGAACCGGTCGAGCAAATGTTATCGCAGGCTTTCGCGCATATCAAAGCCGCGAATTCACTGCTGGCTATGCAGATCCATCAAGGCTGCCTGATCTGCCTAATACAACTGCAGCGCTCGAACAGCAGTTATCTGAACTGTCCGCGCAATTGAACAATGTTGAAAGAGGAAGTGCGGATTACACCCGTGTTTCGATGCAAATGGCAGCAGTTCAACGGGAACTGCGCACTGAGTTGCTTGGGACCGCCGAAGCGTTCAACCGTCTGAACATTGCCCAGGCCGGGGCAGAGCGTCGAGCTGCAAAGCTGGAAACGATCCAGGAGTACTACCGCACTCAGGGCCCGATGGCACCTGGTGTTGGCGGCTTCCGAGATCCTGCCACCGGTGCAATGATCGCCCGTGGCGCTCGCACGCCAGATCGCATTCGCGTTCAAGAGCAGGCATACGCACGGCCGATCGGCCCGCAGCCCTTTCCCGAGGCAGCTCGCAGGGCAGAAGAGGCGATCGAGAGATCACTTAATGATGTAAACAAGATTTACGAAAACGCTCGCGTTCAGCGAGCCGAAATACAATCCAGGTATGATGATTTGCATATTGAAAAACTGCTTGAAGGGCTAGATCTTGAAGGACGCCTTAGGCAAAAGTCCTTTGATGATGAGCTTGCTGCTTTTGACCGTCAACTTGATGCTCGAGAACGCCGCCGTCGTGGTCGCATCACACCAGGCCAGGCTGTGCAAACTGCCGGTGCCGTGATTTCTGGCGGCATCTTCGGCGGTCCTGAAGGTTTCCTCGGTGGCTTAGGTGGCGCTGCTCTTGGTGCTTCGATACCAGGCCTGGGAATTGTTGGTGGCGCATTCGCTGGGGCTGCTGCTGGCGCCCAGCTTGGAATGTTCCGGCAGCAGATTGCTGGCACGGCTGATTATGCAGCCCAGATCGGAAAGCTGCAAATTGCCTTGCGCGGAATTGTTGGCAATCAAGATGATTACAACAGGGCGATCGCGGCTGCGGCGGCGGCCACAAAAGATTTGAATGTGCCACAAACAGAAGCCACAAGAGGATTGACACGCTTGAGTGCTGCTGTGCTGGGTGCCGGCGGCAATGTGAACGACTCCATTTTCGCCTTCAGGTCCATGACCGAAGCGATTAAGGCTACGGGTGGCGGTGCTGAGCAAGTTGATGGCGCACTGCTGGCCTTGACGCAGGTATTCTCAAAAGGCAAGGTTAGCGCTGAAGAACTAAATCAAATTGCTGAAAGATTGCCTGGCACGTTTACGCTGTTTGCGCAAGCAACCGGAAGAACCGGCCCCGAATTGCAAAAAGCACTGGAGCAAGGGCAGGTTGGCCTGAATGATTTGATGAAATTTTTAGAGCTGGCTGGAGGCAGGTACGGTCAGACTGCATTAAAAATTGCAAAATCTTCAGAAGATGCAGGCGCTCGATTGAATGTTGCATTTAACAATATGAGGTTGAATGTTGGCAAGGCGCTGCAGCCATTGGGGGCACAGTTGCAAGAAGTGTTTACCGGTTTCCTAGTATCAATAACACCTGCTCTTACCGCAATCGCCAGGGCGCTTCCTTCGTTGGTGGACGGTTTCCGCAAGGCCTATCAGCAAGGCGGAATTCTTAAAGGGGTCGTGGATGGGCTCGTGGGCTCGCTGGTTGTGTTTGCCGGATTGCAAGTGTTCGGAGCGTTCATTGCTGGCGCAAGAGCTGCTATTACTGTTACAGGAGCACTTATTAAGGCCTTAAAGGGTCTTACTGCCGCCAATTTGCTTGCAGGCGCGGCTGGCTTCTTGGCGAGCAAACCAGGCGCAATTGCAGCATTGGTCGCGGGCTTGGGCGTTGGAATTGATGCGGCCTTTAATCAGGGTAAAATCGTAAAAGGAATTTCATCAGGAATCACTGGCGCTATTGATCAGGCATTTAGCGGCCTTGGCGCCATGATGCCCGAGATACCAGCGCTTGATCTTTCTGGCGGTAGGACAAACTTCCGCCAAGGCGCCGGGGCCGGCGGTCGCGATGACAAGGCTGCTGCGCGTGAAAGAAAAGACTTGTTCAATGAATTGCTTGGTCAGTTAAATGCTCAAAATGAAGTTCTAGCAAAGCAAGGTCGCTTAAGTGAATCATTGGCAGAAACAGAAACAGCGAAAGCTGCCGCTGCTTTTCTCACCGCAGAACAGATTCTTCGCAATGAGCAGGCCCAGCTTGACTTGCGCTTGAAATTTGGAGAAGTAAGCAAAAAAGTTTACGATGAACAACAAAAAGCTATCAAACTTGAAGGGCAAACTGTTCGCCAGGAATTCGATAAAACAGTCAAAAAGCTTAGGGAAGAGGCGGCCTCGTTGCTGAGTGAGGTCACAAGCCCTGGCGGCGTTGCTGGTCCGACCGAGACTCCTCTTCAGCGTGCTTCTCGCGAGATCACCGAGGACATTGCAAAGCGTCGTGCTCGGGCCCTGCAGATTGGCGGCGTCGCTGGCCAGGCTGCATTTGAAGGCCTTGGCGCCCTCGATGTGCGTCAGATCGCCAGCCGTCAAATCGCGGGAGGAGAAGTCGCTGACTTGGAAAAGCAAATACGAGATTTGCAGCGCATGGGACAAGAGTTGAGCACCCTTGATCAACTCAAAGAAAAATACCTAGGTGATTGGGACACCCTCGATCCTGTGTTGCGTGGGCAACTCGAATTGCTTGCTGCGCAAAAAGACGCTCTTGTGCAGCAAACACAGGCCGCAAAAGATATGAAGCAGCTCTATTCTGACATCGGCACTTCGATCAAGGACGGAGTCGTAAGTGCGATTCAAGGAGCGATCGACGGAACAAAGACGTTGCAGCAGGTTGCCTCTGACCTGCTTAGCTCTATTGCGAACAGGCTGCTAGATGTAGCGGTAAATCTTTTGTTGTTTGGCGTAATGTCCGGTACTGGTACTGGTGGCGGCCTCCTCGGTGGATTGTTTCCTAAAAACGCCATGGGCAATGCCTACGCGAAAAACGGCATCGTCCCATTCGCCTATGGCGGCGTGGTCAATCGACCGACCCTGTTCCCGTTCGCCAAGGGCATCGGTCTGATGGGCGAGGCGGGCCCGGAGGCGATTCTGCCACTGCGTCGCGGATCCGATGGCAGACTGGGTGTGTCCAGCAGCGGTGGCGGCAGCACGGTTGTGAATGTCAGCGTTGATGCCAGCGGAACTGCTGTCGAGGGCGATGGCCCCGGCGCCAATCAGATGGGACGCATCATCGGTGCTGCTGTGCAGGCTGAGATCGTGAAGATGCAACGGCCTGGTGGCCTCCT